CTACATGTCCGAAGGGCTCAATGCGGTCATCAGGATTCGCAACGAGCTCAAGGCTGGTGGCGAGGACATGAATATCCCCCTTGTTACCCGGTTGACTGGTGCTGGCGTAGCCACCACCACTCTAGTGGGGAACGAGGAGCGTATCGACAACTACGGAATGCGGGTCCGCATGGAGTGGGCACGACACGCCGTAGTGACGACGAAGGCAGAGTCCCATAAGGACTCTGCGGATATCTTCGGCGAGGCGAAGCCCCTTCTGAGTGATTGGGGCAAGGAGCTTCAGCGGGACGAGATCATCGCCGCGCTGATGGCTCTCCCGACCGAGACCCTTCCGACTAGTTCGGGCGGAGTTAGGGTGAACGGCATCCAGTACGACCTGGCCACGGCCGCTCAAAAAAATACGTGGCAGACCGATAACAGTGATCGGATTCTGTACGGGAACAGCACGGCCAACCTGAGCGCGGGCAACCACGCTACGTCGTTGTCCAACCTCGACACTACGAACGACAAGTTCACCGCTACGAACTTGTCGTTGATGAAGCGCATTGCGATGATCGCAGACCCTCACCTTCGGCCGTACAGGACCGACGACGGGTATGAGTACTACATTGCCTGCGCTGGCACGAATACCTTCAGGGACCTCAAGATTTCTCTGGAGACTATCAACAAGGACGCGCGGCCTCGCGAGCAAACGGGACCGTACGGCGCTACGAAGAATCCGATCTTCCAGGACGGGGATCAGATCTACGATGGCGTGATCGTCAGGTGCGTGCCTGAGATCTCTCGGTTCGTCGGAACTACCGCCAATCCGGGTCCTTGGGGACCCCCTGGCACCGGGAACCTGCTTCTTGCGGGTTCTGGCGGTACAACGAGGGTCGAGCCGGTGTTCTTGCTGGCTCAACAGGCCGCAGCGTTCTGTTGGGGCCAGATGGCAAAGCCCACGTTCCGTAAAGAGGACGACTATGGCTTTATCACTGGCACCGGCATCGAGATGGCCTATGGCGTCGTTAAGATGTTCAAGAAGCATCCGAACACGAGTTCCACTCTCAAACAGTGGGGCGTCGTGACCGGGTTCTTCGCATCTTCGAGCGATTAAGGGAGGGCCTGAAAATGGTATCACAGCTCAATGCAGGTCGCCCGGCTCGCGAACAGGGCTACGAGATGGTCCAGTACGTTGCTGGAAGCATCACGGCAGACACCGGTGGCGCTACGGTCAACGTGAAGATTGGCTCGATCCCAAGCGGGGCGGTCATCACGCAGATCATCAACCGAGTCTCGACAGCGATCACTGGCGGTACGCCAGTGCTAGCGGTGGGTACCTCGAGCGGAGGTACTCAGATTCAGGGCACGTTGGCGGAGACGGCGGGAAGCGAACAGGTCTTTCCGTTGTCTTCGTTGACGTTGCCACTGACAGCGGACACCGATGTCTGGCTGGGCATTTCCGGAAGTGCGACTGCCGGGACTGCCTACGTCACGGTGTTCTTCGTGAAGCCGATAGCTTAACTTGGGAGGGGGCGCAAGCCCTCTCCTCTTTTTGGAGGACGATATGCCAAAAGTTACATGGTTGGGCGTCGACAGCGAGCCCGACTGCAAAGAGACCGGAATGAAGAACTACGTCTTTAAGAAGGGCGAGGCGGTCGAGGTCGACGATCCCTTCATCCTTTTGAAGTGCTATGGCAACAAGTACTTCGAGGTCGAGGGATGGGAGCCTGAGGAGGAGACCGAGACCTATCCGACGGCGGTTGGCGCCTCGGCTCAGGGTCCGGTGTCCAAGCCGACCGAGCCCAAGGCGAAGTGGCCGGGAACCTAATCGGAGGTTGATATGAGCCTGTTCACATCGACGCAGCCCAGTCTACGGGCTCGTATCTTGCCCAAGTTCCCAGCGAGGGTTCTCGCTGGGACGGGCATTACTATAACTCGATCCAACGGCACCTACACATTCGCGCTGAGTTCGACCATCTCCGACGTGGTGGTGAACAAGGGGACTGTTTCAGGGGCCGTTGGTTTCTTGGTGTCGGCCGGGCGAAAGCAGAGGGCGACCCTCGGCGGGGTCTCGACCTTCTCATTCTCGGGCTGGCCCTCCTCAGGTAATTATGGGGAGGTTGAGATCCAACTTCAAAATGGTGGGGCCTTCGCAATTACGTGGCCTACTATACTGTGGTTCAAAGGGGACGGTACCTCGAATACAGCGTTCGCCAGCATGGGCGTAACACTGAACGCCCTTGGGCCGAACTTCGTTCGAGTGTGGTCTACCGACGGCGGAATAACTGTTTACGGGAGAGCGTTCTAATGTTGATCCTAAAGACCAGAACTGAACTCGTTCGCGAGGCGGCGGACAAGCTCAAGATCGTGGGTACGGGCCAACCTCTCGAGGATGAGTACGCTGTGAAGCTCGATGAGGCGATTGATCCACTGTTCATGCAGTTGGCCTCGGACGGGATATGCGAGGTCGTGGACGATAATGCCATTCCAGGGGAATGGTTCGACGCGCTCGCGGGCCTGCTGGCCAATGTGTCAGCGCCGCTCGGGGGTATTAACTATCAACCCGAGATCAAGGAATACTATGAGACGCGCCTGCGCCGGTTGACCGCGAGTCGTCCGACGTATGCGGTACAAGAGGCCGAGTACTTCTGATGCCTGATATTCCGTTTCCAATCTCATCGGCACCGGGACTCCGTCCTCAGGAGGGCGGTGGGCGGTTGATAAATGCCTTCATGGAGAAGGCACCAGTCGGTGCTGCTGGGGATACTCTTATTCGGCGATCGCCCGGCCTTGAGCAGAAGATGTCTGTGATCTATCCACATACCAGAGGTTTCCTGCCGATTAGCATATCGGAGGCGTTATGGATACTGGACGAACGGGTAGTAAAGTTCAATCAAGGATTCGTACTGACTGGGGACCTTGGCCCGCTGTCTGGGACCGAGCCGGTGACTGTAGCGCGGAACAATGCAGTTCCCTCGGACCTTGTGGCTGTCACAGATACTGGGTGTTTCGTACTGCATACGTCGGGGCCACCGACTGCCTATCCGGACGGAGACTTGCCGGGAAGCCCCACGAGCGTCTGTGATTTCCAGGGGTTCTTTGTGTGGTCCTATGGGGATGGAAAGATCTTCGCGTCGGACCTGAACACGACTGCAGTGAACGCTGCCTCGGTGAACGTGGAGCAGGGACTGTTCGTGCGAAGGGTTGTCAAGTATGCGGATCGGCTCTATGCCTTCGGAGATAAATGGACGGCAGTCTATAACGATGCGGGTACGCAGCCCTTCCCGTTCGCGCGCGAGGCTGTGATACCGAAGGGTATTATTGGTACTCATGCTGTGGCGGGCTGGGAGCCAGGGTGGGCCAACCAGTTGATATGGGTCGGGGATGACTTTATTGTGTATCAGTTGAATGGATACACTCCACAGCCCATCTCAACCGACTCGGTGAGCCGAGCCATACGATCAGCGATCCTACACGGAAGTAGGAATTTGATCGAGGCCTATGTGTATATGTATGAGGGGAATGCCTTTTGGGGGATTACTGCGCGGGACCAGTGGACCTGGGAATACAATCTGACGAGCGGGGCATGGAACGAGAGGATGTCCTACGCGCGGGCGGACTGGCGCGGGTCAAAGACTGTAAGGATGTTTGATAGTTGGCTCGCGGGCGATGCCACGACAGGGGCGCTGTTTAACATCAGCGGGAACGTGTTCGTGGAGGGCTCCGACGAGTTAATCTGGCAGGTGGAGTCGGGAGTGGTTCAAGGGTTCCCGAGAGGAATGGTGATACCGCGCTCGAGCTTCCTGATGACCGCCGGAGTTGGAGACTTCGATAGCGAGGTCGATCCGAAGGTTGAGATCTCATGGTCGCTCGACGGTGGGTATAGTTATGGTGAGCCCGTACTTCGCCGCCTTGGCGGGCCGGGCCTAACCAAGTCCCATCCATACATTTTGAATACTGGACTTTCGCGGGGGCAGGGAGTGCGATACAAGCTAAGGGTCTCTGATCCAGTTCATGTGGGACTGTTCGGAGGCATAATTGAACCTGAGCAGAGGGCGTATTCAGGATGAAAGCTCTTGATCCTAGATCTGAAGTGGTGGATGAGACTCGGCGAATGACACCGGACTGGTA